CATTGTAGTAATTGTATGCGTATGTGTAAATTGTAGTTTCACCAGCTTCTCCAGCGAGATTTACCCAAGTAGTTCCGTTATCAGTTGTTTTTCTTGCTTTAATACCTCCCCCATCGTGGTAAGTCATTACAATAGTGCCATTTGATGATATAACTGTTTTCCTTTGAAATGAATAATACCCAGCAGGATACCAGTTAGTAGACGTATCTACTTGTGCTGTTGTAGTGGTTTTTAAGTTAGCAACTCCGTCAGTTGTCCAATCAGCAGTAGTATTATCAGCATCTCTCTTGGTTGTAGCTGTAAACGCTTCAGTATGTTTAGAAGTGAGTGTATCACCATCAATAGTAACACCATTTCTTTTAGTCAAAGTTCCATTTTTAGAGTAAGAATTTAGACAATTAGTAAGAACATTCTCTTTTAAGAGATTCGGATGTAAAGTATCGTTCATTCCCTTAAAATCACTAACCTCAACCTCAAGATACTTACGTTTTGGCATCGGTGGAACTATTTTCATTTGTTCTTAAAGTGTTGTGGTGGCAATTGAATTGTCGGTCCAACACTTGAATTACCATAACTCCCAAGAGTTGTTATTTTATCTTCTGGTCCAGAGATATAATCCTTACGCATATTCTCTAACATGTTCTCATATTGTGCTCGATAAACTGTACCAGATTCATCTTGGTCATAATCATAGTATTGAAAACAACCACCAAAGTATAGTAGTTGGTGGTATTTTGATGGTATTACTGACTCATCTGAATCGCCAGATAAATCTGCTATCTGTTTTCGATACCAATAATAGATTACGTATGAATCATCTGGAACATTATATAATTGAACCTGTTTATATCCACTAGAATCTCTTCCAACTTCAGTATAGTAATTTGGTATTCCTGAGGAGAATGGAGAAGGGTCCATATAATCCATTTCTTGACGTGAAATTGAAACTATCTTTTCATTTGAAGTTGGACAAGACATTGAAACTATCTTTTCAACATCTGAATCCAGAGAATATATATCCTGATAAATTGAGTACTCTTCAGCAGTAGAAATTGTATCTTCAAGATACGCCTGATTTAAAGTTAGTGAAGTAGCGGATTCGACTGAAGCAATGGTATAATATTCACTATCAGCATCAAATTTCAACTTTCTCCCAACCATTGATGATGTCCAAGCTGTATCAGTTCCTGTTATGGTTGTAGAACCGTTTGTAGCAACAGCAGTTCCTGTCGTATATGGAGCAGTACACTGAAAATAGGATTGCTTCATTAAGAAATCCCAATTTTCTCTAGAACATACATCCTGCTGAGACCAATTAATATATCTCTTAATTCGAGTTATATTTGTAGTAGAAGTATCTCCTATTTGGTCTGCTACCGAATTGTAAATATCAGAGAATTGCATATATCTCCTTAATCCTTAAATATTTGTTCCAATAGATTGTGGATTGAAAATTTGCATAATTCATTATCTTTTCCACTCTGGCTTACCCATATAATCCATAACTTTATTGATTTTCATTCTTTTAGCTGGTGTTGTATTTATATTACCAGAATTATATCTTGAGTAAGCATCTCTATACAGCCACTCTGGTTTAACTACTCCTGTATCAACATCTTTTTGAGCAATGTCCAACATCTGTCTAAGGTACTTAAGGCCAAGTTCAGTATTAAATTCAGGTTCAAGTAATTCTTCATCTGTGTATTTATCATATGCTGGATTTCCTATTCCAATCCTGCCCCTAGATGGAGTTGGTTGAAAAAGCCCATATCCACCATCAGGAGAAATAACATTAGGACGAAAACTAGATTCTTGACGAGCTACTGCACCAGCAAAATCTGGGTTTACATTATGTTCTAACGATTTACGTAAAATAAGTCTTAAAATATCATCACTTGCACCTTGAAATGATGGTTTGTTTGAATATTGGCTTGGGCGAAGAAATCTAGTCATTTTCTCAGCTTGGTCATCATAAGTCACCAAATCTTCTGGTAATTCTGATGATGCTTTCGGTGCTTCTGCTGATACAGGTCTATTTCTCCCTATAAGAGTACTTACTAAATCATTAATTAACTGCTCAATTTTCATTTTAATATACTGGAGGGTACCCAGTTACATCTGATCCTGGAAAAATTGTTTTTAGTGTTCCACTATCACCAGAATCTCCTGTATTGTGAGCTTCTGTATATGGGTCAGTATCTGAATCATATCCTTGATAATCTACTAAAGCACGATAAAATGGCTTCCCATCATCAACTATATATTGGAAGTGTTGTCCTTTTCTTGTGACATATTTGTCAGTCAATTATACCTGCTTTCTTTAAGATAACATCTAATCGCTGTTTATATTGATGTTCCTTTAATGTTCTTTTCATACCAGCTTCAGCAATTTTTTCTCTTTCTTCATCGTGTTTAAGATAATATTTTATTTTTTCTATTGCCTCTTTTGTATTTTTATAAGTTACTATCTCTTCATTGTATTTGAATAAGTTACTCAATCCATAGACATCTTCTGTTAAAACTAAACTTCCAGTAGCTGTTCCCTCAAATACTCTCATATTTACATCACCTTTTGTTGGTGGATTTAAGACAATCTTACTCTTTTTATAAATATCTGCACAATCATCAGTAATACTTGGGTCTATCTTAACATATCTTGATAAGCGTGAACCGAACCAGAAATTAGGAAACTTTTTAAATACCTCATCAAGAAAATCTATTCTTTCCTGACTAACTAAATGACCTACAAAACAAACATCATATTTTTTAAGTGCTTTTGGTACTGATGGATATGCTCTTGGCTCTACACCATGAGGAAGCCACACAGCATCCTTAACACCATCAGAAACCATTTTTTCACAACCCTCTTTTTGAGCTACGAATACATAATCGGCAGTTATTGCCATTTTTAATCTGTAATCATAACCCAAATGAGTATCAGAAGCGAAATACGCCAGTTTGCCATTTGGGACTTTAATTTTGTATGGTAAAACATTAGTTAAACCATCTTCACCCCAATCAATCCATAAATGTAAGTCAAATTTTCCAAATGGTCCATAATCACCATTAGGTATGAGATGTACCACATCTATATCAGGATATAATTCCTTATCTCGGAGTAAATTCCAAGCATACAGGGGGAATCCATCGTTACGCCCCAACCTATTCTCATAGTAGATTGCTACACGTTTTTTCATTTTTTCTCCAATATTGATATAAATGCAGCTGAATTTCCCTCAAATATTATCTCTTTTACTTCGAGATTTAACACAGATGCAATACTTTCTATTGATTCTTTAGTAAATACGTGAACATGCTCAGAGTTAAGTATAATTGTCCTATCTAATGATTCATTTGGAAGTGCCAGTATTAATTGACCACCTTTTTTAAGAACTTTTATCCATTTCTTTAAAGTCCCTATTGTATCTAAGCAATGTTCTAGGATATGTCTAGCAATCACCGTATCGAAACTTTCATCATCAAATGGTAAATCTTTTGTTACATCAGCGGTAATATCAGCAACAGAATTTTTTTGAATTAGCGGTATATACACTCCATTTGGAAATATATCTACACCAATAGCTTTATCAGTTGTTTTGTTTCCACCACAACCTAAATCAAGTATTTTATCACCTGTAATTTTCTCTCTAATAATGTTACCTTCTTCATCTGCTGTGTAATCAATTTCTTCTTCCTTCGAGAAAATATTGCCATGTAGTGTTTCAAACCAAGTTTTAAGTCCATGCTTCTGAATCAATGCTATATTAGTTTTATCTGACATTTCAATAGAGTTCCAACCTCCTGGTTTGTTTTGATCTCCAAATAATCTAGTTCCTGTCTGAAATCCGTGATGATAGATAAACAAGTCATTTATTACAACTAGCTTATATCCACCTTTAGTTAGTCTAATAGATAAATCTATATCATCTCCACCAGGTAGTGTATCATCAACTCCACCAACCTTGTCTAATGCTTCTCTGCGAACAGCTATACAAAATCCTATTAAATAACTAACGTAGAAAGTTCTCATCCAGTTATCAAACCAGATATTCTGTGAACCAGCTACTACATTGCTTTTTGGTCCAATCGCTCCAACATCATCATAACGTTCAAAATGATTAACAAAGTTTTTAACCCAGAACAGTGATGATCTAGGAACATATATATCATCATTAGCAAAGATGACATATTTTGATTTGGAGTGTTTTAACCCCTCTATTAAACCACCCTCCCAACCAAGATTTTTCCCAGTTTCTATAACTTTTATTGTATCTGGAATATTGGTGGTAATTTCAATTGGTGTATCACCATTATTTACAACAATTATCCTTATTGGATGTCCTCCATACGAACGTAGCATTGAAGATACACATTGCTCCAACTGCTCAGGATTATTGTACGTTGGTATGATAATATCAACTACATCAGTCATATTTTTCTCCATTGAATCTTACAGAACTACCATAAATCTCTCGAAGTTCCTTGTTATTGGTTTCCTCTTCGTAGACTTCTTCAGTAACATTTTTTGGTGGACCTAAATGTCCAAGTTTAGTAGCGGTGTCCATATAAACCTTAAATCCTGCTTTTCCTGCGTCAAAACAGAACTGAATATCCTCACCTGCTCCTGTGGCGGCTACAAACCAAGGAGATGACATTTTCTTTAATACCTCAACATTAATTAGTACAGCACCAAAACCAACAGCGTCACACTCAACCAAGGTATCTTTAGGATAGGTCAAGACTGCTTTGGATATATAATATGATTTCTTTTCAACCTCATCATAACCTTGTGTTAAAGCGTAGATTACAGGCTTATGAGGAGGAAAACGAGTGAAAGCCAATGCCCCTACTATGTCTTTTTGATGTTTATAAAGTCTTTCAAATAAATCTGTTGGGCAAATCATATCATCATCTATGAAGAATAAATAATCCATACCTTCATCAACGGCCATCTTAGCAATTCTATCTCTGGCTATCGGTGTAAGAACATTTCCTACGGTAGCTTGGTAAAACTCGAACTCTGTATTATCTGGTATATCAAACTTTACTCCAGCGTATTCTTTTTTGTTAAAGTGCGATAATGTTTGCAGAATTCCCAAATGATACATCATCAAAAGGCGGTTGTCATAGGCATCTACGAGAGTATGACCCTCGTTAGGGTATCCCAATCATCACCTTGACAATTTTCTTTGTCTCGGCAGACGACAGGGATTCTCCTTTGTTCTTACTTTGCATCTTTTTCATTTAATCCTCCCGATTTTAATTAGGAACCACTCCCATAAGTTACACCTATTTGTCGGTTTCAACTTGTGCCCGCCACATACTCCACGATGTATCATATCGTCTCCTAGAAGCTGTCCACAAGTATCACATCGAAAAAATTCCTTTTGTTTCATCTCATTTCCTTTAGTTTTAGCAGAAACCCCTAGTAAGGGGTTCTGTGCCGAAACTAAAGAGCTCGGACGAATGCTTTACAATAATTCAAACCACCAGAAATATTCGTAGTAGTTAGACATTGTACATATTTATAACCCATTGTTGAAAGAGCCTGAGCTGTCTGAGTTGAGGTAAACGAACCAGCAGCAGCACCAGCTTTCAAGAATGAATTGGCGATACCTGTAACACCGACTGTCTTATCAGCTTCAGCTGAAAGAAGAACGGAGTTAACGATACCCCATGCTTGTACTCGACCATATCCGTTATCAGCAATATCTTCCACCGCAATACCAGCAAACTGAACCATTGCATCATCAGTAGAAGTTACGGCTTGGATACCATCGGTTGAAACTACCTCAGCGGCAGCTCCACCAACGAGTCTAGCACCAAGACCAGTGGTGATGGTGGCACCAGAAACATTTTTGATAACTATATAGACTTTCTCAGCATCAGTGCGATTAACACGTTGTATCTGCATTGAAACCTTTCTGTCAGCTCCTAATCTCTAGGAGTCGAGACAATTTATTTATAAACCGAACGCAATCCAATTTCCATCCACACCATTATCCGTAACTAGGGTAACTGTACCACCAGAAACAGAATATTTTGGTGCTGTTGAACCAACTTGTCCAGTAGGAACTGTTGAGAAACCATATACAACATCCAAACCTGTTTCTATATCTCCACCTGCATCGGTTTCACCCTGTGCATATGTTCCCCAGACTACTCTATGATTCCCATAGACTGTTCTACCTGAAACTGTATCTACAAACGCCATACTATCTCCTTTCTTATGCGGCTGAGATAGTTAATACTCCATGCTTCTGACAGTTGCTAGCAACCAACTCACCCATCCAGATGAGCTTAGCTACTTTCGCATCCTGGTTCTCTGGCTCTTGGAACTCACCGAACTTCATATCAGCTTCTTTGTGAACTTTGAGTTTAAGATAATTTGTATTCAAGAAATACATCTTACCAGCTGTACAATAATAATCCCAAGATAGTGGAACGCCTTTGAAAAGAAGATTTTGGAATCCACCATCAGCCATCTTTGAATCCTGGAAACGCTCTTGTGGCTGAAGGACTTTCTCGTATCTCTCAAAATTGGTTTGGTCAGTCATGATAATATCTGGATGATCTGTCTGATCCTGAACGGTACAATCATTAAAGATATTTCTCATTTCATCTAAACCATTGGCAGCAAACGAAGCTGCGGTACCAGACTGTGACTGCCACCAGGCGTAAGAATTTTTGGAAATTCCACCAACTGTACCAGAAGCAGCAACGATTGTTGCGATAGAATGCATTTCAGAACCAGAATCAGAAGCTGAAGCATAATACAAACCTTCAGCTAATTTCTTTTTCATTGACTGTTCTGCTTGCTTGACTTTTCCTTTTAATAGATTGACTATTTGGCTTGAACCTGAATTCTGTCTGGCTTCCTTACCAGAAATGGTAATAGTACCACCCAACTGTTTCCAGTTGTATTTGGCAGCAGTAATACCAGCCTGAGGAGTCGTATCTATAATACCGTAACCTGAATACCAATCAAAGGTAGAGTTTACGTCATACATCAACGGCTCAACCAAGGACTCACCACCGTCAACCATCTCTTTGTTTCCTTTTTGCATCAATTTTGACAAAAGAGCTGTTGACTTAAATACGTTGTCTGAAAGTTTTGGTGAATACTTGGCAAGGGTTGTCGCCAGTACTTCATCAGGAATACTGAATGTTAACGACATGTTTTTCCTTTATTTAATAACCTAATTCTTTGCTAGCTTGCGAAAATGCTTCATCAAATGTTTCAGCTGCTTTCCCACCAACCACATTAGATGTGCCAGTTTTCTGAGGAAATCCTGATTGACTCTTTCTGTCGAATTTGCTTCTTTCTTCAGCTGCTCCCATTTCTTTTGCTTTTGGATATAGGACAGTAGCAACAATATTTCTCAAAGGTACGCTTTTGTATTGTTCCGAAAGTGACATGATTTCATCTTTGTTTGCTTCAATAATATCATAACCAAATTCCTCGATGACCTCTCTGACTTCCGTTTTAGCATCCTGTTCCATAATCTTAGCTGGCAAATCACCCATTGTCTCCCTAGCGATATTAGACATCATTTTCTTTAACGCTGAGCCCTGAGGTGTTTCCATATACTCGAGTAGAGTTTTCTCTTCTTCAGAAAGATTTGGATTACCAGATAACTTTTGCATGTACTCAGATTCAACTTCTTTTTTAATTTCATCTTTGAGTTTTGTTTTTAACTCATCTTCTAATGATTGACGAGATTTAGTAAAACTTGCTTGAAGTTTTTTCGCTGCTTTTTGTAGATTCTTTGGAACTGTTTTCAGGTCCATAAAATCTACATCATCTTCACCTTCATTTTCACCTTCATCTACATCCATCTTTTGAGGTTCTTCTGCCTCCTTAGTTGGTTCCGTTTTTGTTGTCCCAGCATCTCCTAATGGACTTTGGCTTACGGGTTCAACATCGGATTTCAAAGGTTCTGCATCAGACATAATTCTCCTTATACGCTACCTCCTATTGGGGTAGGTTTATTATTAATACCTTCTTTAATTGACCTTAATTCTGACAATAACGCATCACTTCGTGAATCATCTCTTCGTGGTTCTCTTCGTGGTATGTATCGCTTCCTAGCATCAACTAATTCTTTTTCAAGTTGTAAATTAATTACTATTTGCATTATATCTCCGTTTGTGGTTGAGCACCAGGGACCTGTATGGATTTATCGTTTCCTGGAGGTGTTGAATATCCCTGTGGTGTTCGATTAATCAAATCGGCTTCCATAATGTTTTTAGCTAACATAGAGTTCTCCAGCGATTCTGGTGTTGTAGTAAATAACTCGAACTCTTTCTTATCAAATGCTTCTAATAACCATTTCCTTAATGTACTCTTACCTTCAATCGGAAGCATCGGGTCTTTAATCATCTCTCTAAACAGAAGTAAAGTATCTTGTCGAATCTGATTTTTGTTTGTTGGTAAGACTGAAATTGGTTCAATATCGACATCGTATTCACCTTCAATCATCTCAGGTGTTATACTTTTCCAATCGTTAGCTGATGAACCATCTCCAGAAATCATAAGGAGCATATCCTCGGTCATATACATCTGAACCGTAACAAGAAGTTTCCTATAAACTCGTTTCATAAATTCAACTATATCTCTACGAGCATCTTCTTTGCGGTTTTCTGAACCTGATTGAATTAATTGTGCTTCGCCTAATGTGCGTGATTTTTCAGGTACAACTGCGGTGTCATAATCAGATACAGCAGTCACTTTTGTCATATCAAATTTAATTGTATCAGTTGAAAGTGGAACTGTCGAATTTACCGATGGATTCTCTAACGCTCTGATTGTTGGAGAATCTTTGGTTTCGATATATGTATGATTCGGTGATTCTAAGGCAGATTTGGCTTTTTCATCTAAATCACCCTTCTGACCGACATACTTCTGAATAAAGGTTTTAGCATGGCGGATTAAAATCGACTCTAGATTATCAAGTTCCTGTTGTTGTGTATCTATTGGCTCAATATCTCCAATTGGGAAAGCATAATCTGGAACCTGATAGTTATTGACCTCTTCATAGGGCCAATCACTCCCAAAAGGTGATGAATCGTATTCTTTGAGGATTTTCTTTTGGTCTGTGACCACATAACAACATTTATCAACTACACCATATCTATCCTTATGCCAGTAATGCCAATATTCAAGTCTATCACGATCCTTATTAACCTCGTGAACCTTTGAATCATTATCAAGTAGAATACTCTCGTCAATTGTAGCGTTTGACTCCAAATCAGAAGTATTCTCAAACAACTTATTTCCTTTAACATCTTCAAGAGGTTCGGTAATTTTCTCAGCACACCATCTAGCACCAGCTAAACCATTTGTACTTTCAGGGTCGTAAATAAAATCACCATTAGGATAACCGACTCTTTTAACATAAAATCTGTCAACCATAATCTTCTTGTTTTCGTCATCTTTTTCAAATTCAAACCCAATTTTAACGACACCCTTACCAAAAGCAACATAATCCAAGATTGCTCTCTTACACTCCTGCTCCATACCAATCTCTTCTGGTAGATATTCCATTACCGACTTGATATTGTCGATGTTTTTCATTATCAACTTTTGTGAATCAGGAGAGATTTTGCGTTTTGGTTTGATAATCGCTTTAGGATTTCTAAAATACAAAGAAGGTAACTTAGCCCTAACAATAGCATGAACATAAGGGACAGTTACCTGATCAGTCCTGGTGTCTCCAGGATAGTGATTAATTTTTAGATAGTTGCGATATTTTTTGAACTTAGATTCATTCTGGTCTTTCCAATATTTACTACCAGAACTTATCCGAGAAGAAATTACCGCTATTTCTTTGCTTTTTTCTTTGGCGGACATTTATCGTCCTTAATAACAGACTTTTCCTTTGGTTGGTTTATTTTTACCGAAATATTCTTCTTATTCTTCATCCCAAACGAATGCATTAAAAGTCTAAGAGCTGATGCCATACAACCCTGTCTGCCTATAAGTAGTCCAACATCTCTATCAAATGGTTCAACATTTAGTAAGATTCCACGATCATCTATTATTTTTTCAATTGAGAGTTTGTCAGGAAAAGAAATTAGAGGATCAACAATACTATGCATGAAAGCTATTTCATCATCAATTTCTTTCTCAATACACTCAATTTCTTTGAGAACTTCTTCCATAACCTCTCCTTATTTTAAATCTAAAACTATTTTTCTTTTTTGTCAAGTGCTTTATGTTCACTTTTCTTGTGGGCAACAAGTTTTAGATTGTGGTCAAACTCTTTTCCACAAATTTCACACATATAAACCTTTTTTGGTTTCATCTCTTCATCGTAGTTAAAAGGAATCTCTGCCAACTCCTTAGGATAACGATTAAGAATCCAATCTGCGTCAACATCATCAACATCTTTTACTTCACCTGCACCAAAAGTAATGATTCCTTTGGTATCTTCCAAAACCGCTTCAAGACGGTCATAGAAGAGATTTTTCACTTTCTTCATCTCAACTCCTTTATGATTTCTTAATAAATTGCTTTGAATTCTTATTTTGAATCTCTCTTAAAGTCCCAAGTATCGAATTCTTTGGAGGTTCGGTGTATTTCATTTTATCTTGGAATTTTCCGTCAAGTCCCCAAAAGGCTAAAGCTGTTGCCATTATCATATCATCGTGGTAGCCTTCTGTCGCCCCCAGGCCGCTGGCTTTGGATTCATCTGACCAAACAAAGGTTTTCATTTCATCAATAATCCTTTGGTCGTTTATGCGTACCTTATTTTCTCGTAAAAGTTTAAGTAAGTTATCAAATAATAGAACTTTGTTAGCATAAGAGGTTTTCCAACCTAATTTTTCAATCTTCTTCTTCTGAATTGTATCAAAGACCTCCCGTTTGTAAATAGCCCCTTCATAAATCTGCTTCAATTTAACCAAAGTAGCAATTCCCATTGAATTAACCTCTGGTACAAGTTTAGCGTTATTATATATCCTACCTATTTGAGCTACCTTATCAGCTAACATATCGGGCTGAATCATCCCCTGCCAGGTAGCAACAACCTGAGAATCCCTCATAGAAGCAACAACAATCGCAGATGGGTC